TCTAACCTGGATATGAAACGTGATTTTTGTCAAACCACATAATATTCAAATATTGTGATTCCCTCCAACCTATAATCCTAAACTTTTTATTCACTCTCATTGAGATTGCTGTTGCATCAACTGGAAATAGTGATGGCATTGGATCATTAAAATGAGTTGGAGTTTCATAGTTCAATCCAGTATCAATTTTTATTGCAGTCCAAGTCATTACTTCAATTTTCTGAAAAAAAGAAATTAGTGCTTTTAAATCTTTTGAACATAATTTTTCTAATGGATACTTATTGTGACAATAACAAAATTTTATATGGCATATTTTATCATCGTCTGTTGTTTTTTTGTTTAACTTTTTAGGGTATAAATCACTTGGTGAGTAAAATCTATCATTATTCATTTATTCTTTTTTTAAAGAAAGATTTCATAGATTCCTTACTTATAACATTTGTACAAGGTTCTCCATCTTTACAATCTCCTCTTGCCTCTATCCAAGGTGTTTCTTTATGTGTAAGTTGTTCCAAATATTTACCATCAAAAATGCCATATGTATTCCAAATGCGACTCAAAAAACTAATTAATCCATCATCTAACAAAGGAACTTCGCCTGCTGGTTTATCAATTGCGGAAAAACCATAAGATTTATATTGATTGTAAATATCAGGATTTGCAGGACCATGTGCCCATGCTTGAAAGTCATCTGAAAATAGTTCTTCATTAAACATTGCCAAGTAATAACCTTGAGTATAATACAATATTTTTTGTAATTTCAAAGGTGTGATTGTACTTCCTGCGTCTCTTTCCACAATTTTTAAGAAAAAATTTGCAATATCAAAAATCGTTACCTTATCCACTTTTATCTCTCCTCTATTATTTAAATCATACCACAAACTCCCTGCTCGTGTAAATATATAGTCTACTACTTTTTTTATCATTGTCAAGAAAAACAGCTCCTTTCTTCCCTAATATACCATATGAAACGTGCAAAATTTGTCGAACAAAAAAATGTACTAAAAAAAGACCCAGCCGTTTTGACTGAGTCCTTATTTAGTATTTAAATCCATATTTTTTTAACATAGCTAGAGTTAGAGGACCAACACATCCATCTGGCTCAAGTCCAGTTCTAGTTTGAAATTCTTTTATAGATTTTTGAATATTAGGTCCATAATAATTTCCTAAAGCTGCTTTTGATGTATAAGCTGGGAATGTTTTATACATGAAGTTAGCTATTTTTTCAACATTACTACCCCTATCACCTAATTTAATATATCCTCTGGATCCTAAAAAATTATCTGATGAAGAACTAGGCTTTGTTGGTTCTGGCTTAACTTCATTTTCATAAGTCAAATTTGGGCTTTTAAACCATTTAGTCCAAGTTGCTCTTTTACCATCACAACCTTTACCATCGCCTTTAAAATATGTCTTGTAAATTCTACCTTTCTTACCATCATATTTCGCTGCAGTACTTTCAATTACATTACCATTTCCGATATATATTCCCATGTGCCCTTTCATATAAACTAGTACGCCAGGTATTTCTGGAATAGTAGATATATCGCCTTTTTCTTTAGCTTCTGCTAATAAACCTTCGCAAGATAGGTCTTTTTGTGTCTTACCATAATATCTAGCATTATTTGTACTATAATCATGCCACATGAAGCATTTAAAAAGACCACAACAGTCGAATTGTCTGGTCCCATCTGAATCATATCTTCCGATACCTCCGCTTTTGTATCTATTTTTCTTTTTATATTGTTCTTCTGCCCATTTAACTAGGTCTGATGCTTTTGTAAAATCATACATATTTATTCCTCCCTACTTATACCTTTAATTGCCCAGAATTGAGTTTCTTCCAATTTTGTGATTGCTAGAGATTTTTCTCTGCTATTTTCACATAATTTTTCAATACAATTATAGATATCAGAAAAGCTTAATCTTATTTTATTTATTTTTTCTTTTTGTTCTTCTGTTATTTCTATAAATTTTGCTTTTTCGTTCATATTTATTCTCCTTTTAATAAATCATTTAAATTTTTTCCTAAATCGTAAGCTCCACCAGTTAATAGCCCAGCTACAACTATAGAACCATTAAAATCTTTAGTCATAATAAAATTAATTACTGCTACAATAATACCAATCAATAGATTTTGTACTGGAATTAGTTTATTATTGAATTTTGGATGTTTTTTAGCAATAACACCACAGACATAAGTAACTAAGATTGTAACTAAAGTCATAATTGTTTGAATATCCATTTCTTCTCCTCCTTTCTCATTTTAAAAGCACCCATTTTACGAGTGCTTTAATTCTTTAATTTCTTCTTGCATATTTTTTATATCTTCTTCAATTTTGTACGTTCTTTCAATAAGTGTGTTATGTTTATCTTGCTTTTTCTCTAACTGTTCTATTCTATAGACTGTCAAAGCAGTACTTTTCTTATTAGAAGATATTGTTGCAATTACAGTGGGTATTGCGGTGCAAAATCCACCTATAACAGCTATAATAATTGCTTCCATTTTTTATCCTTTCTTTAATTTTTTGTATAATTCAAAATTACATAAAAACACCAATCGGCTCCCCAACCACCATTCGAATACATTTTTATTACACCTTCGCTCTTTTCTAACCAAATATCGCATTTATCAGTCAAACTTCCATCATAGCCAACCATAGGCATAGTAACTACTCTCCCAGCCTCGGAAATGACAAAAGCATTTTCAATCCATATTTGATCTACTGAATCAATTCCGTAATTCGTAGATTGAACTGTATTAACTGGCAAGCCCACTATTACTACAACTTTTCTATATAAATCTTTGTTCATCCATTTGCCAATTTTTTTTTCAGAAGTAGAATAATCACTTATATTATTAAATTCATTTTCTACATTAGTTTGCATTAAATTTAAGTTATCTGCATTAATAGGAATTGCTCCCGTTTCTCCTTTGTTTCTAAAATTTATTCTTTCCATTCAATAATGGTTATTTAGTTTTTTATGCTGTTCTTTTCCAAATTGCAAAAATTTGATACGGTTGTAAATTATTATGTGCTTGACCAGTAGCACTAATATTCATATTTGTTTGACCATCTTTGACACCGCCTGTTCCAACAACAGATGAAGAAATAACAACATCTGTTCCTCCAGAAATATTACCGTAATTAACAGGAATTTTTGTCGGTAATTCATAAACACTTAATGTATGTGCTTTTTCTCCACCTATTTTTCCAATTGTCTTAAAATCATTATCAGAACTATCAATACCAACAATTGCCTTACCAATACCAGTTCTTTCCCAAGTAAATCCCAAATGATTACTATGGTCGTCATTATCGTAGAAGATTTCGACTTTTCCGACAGGACACATCAAATTTAAAACTTCTTGAAAATTATAATTTAAGTTTTCGGCACTTAGTGGAATAGCCCCACTTTCACCTTTATTTTTAAATATTCTTAAAGCCATATAATCGGCTTTTCATTGCTCTTATTTCCATTTACCTATTGCAAAAAGTGAAGCTACGAATTTAGCTGAATCATGTCTGCCTATTCTACCCATTCCAATATTTTTAAAAGTAGAAGTAGTTACAATAGGAAGTTCCCAGTCGACTCGCCAACCCGCCCCTTGTTTAAATTTTAAATCAATTTGTACTTCTGGTGGCTCTTGAAAAACTTGAGGAAAACTAATCGGGGTTGCATAATTTGCTACATATACTCCACTATCGGCCCAATTTTCAGTAACTGTTAAAGTAATATCCACATTTTGATATGTTATCATAGTACCATCATTGAATTTAATCCATCTTCCTGATTCATTACTGCCACTTTCGCTTATGCTTCTATTGTCTAACTCGGTAAAATTGAAATTTACATTTTCTGCATTTAAAGGTATTGCATTTGCTTCGCCTTTATTTGAAAAAGTTTTTAGCATAATGCACCTCGCATAGAAAAAGAGCAATGAATTAAGCCATTGCCCCCTTTCTGTTTAGAGATGCGATTACTAAATAACCGCACCTCCCTTCGCAACGCACAAAGCACGTTTGTTTGTTTGTTTGTTTGTTTGTTTGTTTGTTTGTTTGTAAGATTATCGCATTCTTACGAATGCTTGTCAATACTTTTGAACAAACTTTTCTGAGTTTTTTTATCATATTTTTTATCCTCCTTCTATGAAATATTTTCACTCGTATAACCATATATGTATAATTGTGCCAACACACATCCTGTATCGGCATAACTATCATCTGAATTGTAGGAACTTTGTAATTTTATTGAATAAGTTCCTGTATTTTTTATTAAATTTGTAATATCAATTGATGTACCTTCTTTTATTCCTGATGATGAACCCGTAAAACCACTACTACCAAAGCAATTAGAAATTTCTGAATATGAACCAGAAATAGTAAATTTTTGTGTAGTCCAATCAATATCCCGATAGAAATTACCACTATTTATGTAAGCTTTTATATTTTTACTATAACCGGTAATTTTGTTTCCACTTGAGTCATAGGAATTTTGAGTTGGTATATGTCTTAAATAAATAAAAGTTTTTTTAGGTTTAAAATTGCTAGGTATCATAAATTCTAAAACCATTGCATTAGCTACTGTTTTAAAATTACTATTTTGGTCAACAAATGTTTCAAAACCTAAAGGAACAAATCCTGATGCTCCAGCAAATTGTTGCCCCCAAAGATTACCATTTACTATCATTACTGACATCATGCCATCTCCGCCAACAACTTTTCCACCATCTGGGAGATAAACATTACCACTTAATGATGCATTTTTTGCTTCAATAGAACCATCAGCAAGTATTTTAAAATTTTCATTTGCGGTTACTAACCCTTCAAATTTAATTTTATTAGCTTTAATTGTTGAAGCTTCACTAGATAAATTAATTGATGATATTACTTCACTTTCATCAACCTTTTTTGAAACTTCTAGATTTATTGCATCCGCAGTTTGCTTTATGCTACTTTTTACTTCCACTTTTGTCGCAAATTGAGTAGTATAAATATTCGATGCCATTAATTGAACATAAAGATAAGCGTTCGAATAGCCAGGCAATGAAACAATATAATCACCATCTGTTAACGCAATTGATGGATATTCATAGTTAACAGTTTCTGTTCCTGACTTAATCTTATTTTTGCCTGTTGTTTTATCATACTCAACCTTTTTTATAATTGAACAAGTTTGACTATCATAGTTCAGAATAAATTCATCATAATTATTAGAATTAAAGAAAAGTAAATCATCTGGTAATTCATATTCAAAAACTTCATTTGTATTTGTATTAGTAAACCTTATTACTCTATTCATTGGATATAAATCTTCACTTGGATATAAAAATTCACTTGGATACAAATACGAAATATCCTCACTAATAGGATGTATTTTTATTGCTATTGGTTCACTTTCGTTAACTTTTTCTAAACTAACAGAAGCTTGTTGAGTTTCACCACTTGTGGTTATATCTGCTATGTCACTTATTTTAGAATTTATCTCATCTACATTTTGTGTTATTTCAGATATCTTTTCGTTTTGTTCTTTGGTAGTTTGAGAAACTGTTGAAGAAATTTCTCCTGTAGTAATAACCAAACTTGCAATACTAGATGTATTTTCGTCTACCTTTTCAACCAATAAATTTATTTCTTCTTTGTTGTGGTTGACATCTATTTTAACTCGATTTAAACTCGATTTATTACTTCCAGCCAAATTATAATCAGTAGTCGTTGTCCCTATTGTTTCTGCACTAACATTAATGCTAATTCTATTTGCTATTTCATAATTAAGAATTGTTAAATTTAAAGTATTGCCATTTCTATCTTTTACAGAAATGACATCGTTTAAATCAAAACAAAAACCATCCACAAAATTATTTAATGTAAATGGTATATATGATTTACCTATTATATTCGTTGATATGTCTTCAATCATTTCTTCTCTATATAAGTTTACAAACGGATTATCTAATATCTTATATTCTACTCTATCAGTAGAAATCGTTTCAGGATATACTATATCATCATTTATTCCATCCTTGCCTAAAACTAAAGTATTAAAAGAAACTTTACTCTCTTTAGTCAGCTTTATGTATCTGTTTCTTTCAACTGTAGAATTAGTACTTGTCGGTGCTTTAATTTCAAGTTTCCCTTCGCGATTTATAAATGCTATACTTCCGGCTATTTCTGCAAACCTACTTATTACTTCACGACAAGTTATATTTTCAGCAAAATTTGGTTGTTTAAAACTATAACTGGATAAATTGAATGTGTTAGAACTTAAATCTATTGATAATTTAGTACATATTTCTTGAATTATTTCTAATCCTGTATGAGTTGCATTATTGGACCATGACAAATCACTCTCATAAGCAATATCAAATAATTGTGTTTTATCTTGAATGTTGTTAATGGATATTGTTTTACTAGTAATATTTGTTTCAATGTCTTTTGCCCTAGGAATAAATATTCCTTGCAAAATCCATTCGATGCTACCACTTACTTCTATTCCTTTGTATACTTTTATTTCTTTATTTTCAATGTCTATATCATTATTATGATTATATAATTCAAAAGAACAGGTTTTTGATGGAAAACCACCAAAAACAGAAGAATTTTTATGCGATATTTTAGGATATGTTTTAATTATAGAACTATCATATTCTGTAGTTCCAACAACTATTTTATTTTTAACTTTAATTGATGTTGATGTATTTAGCTTATTTTTTAATTCATTACTAATTTGTATCATTATTCTACCTTATTAGAAATCAATCTAATTTGAAAGGGTTTGGCAGCAAAATTATCGTTTATTAAAACGGCTGTTATTTTATCGCCGGCAATGTACACTGATTTAGTAACAAATTTTTTTGTCTTTAAATCATAATATGTCACATTCACGTCTGATTTACCTATTAAGTTTATTAATTCACTAACACCATCTTCATCTCTATAATCCTTAAAATCATAGTATACTTTAGTTAACATTCCTATTTCATCATGCCACATGCTACCGTCATCACTTCTTCCAGCATTTTCTCCTTCTTGCATAGCATATTCCCAGCCAATATCATCTGCAATATAAGATTTATTGTTTATTTTAAATTCTTTTTTCTCCATATTTCCTCCCAAAAATTAAAGAGCGAGTTAAGAAAGAACTAAAACTCGCCCAGCATCGATTTGTGCTTGATTAATTTTTTGTATAATTGTTTTGCCATCTTCATATTTATGATAGATAGTAATTTCTAACTCTTGTTTTCCAACATTTGAACCAGCATCTAATATTGCTTTTTTAGTTTGTTCATAGATTTTACTTTCTGGAGATATGATTTCACCTTCGCGTTTGTTATCCCCTACAATTGCTAGTTGCGGATTGTTTGCTTTAGCATAACCACCTTGAGCAAGTTTAGGAATTGTATTTATATTAAATCCTTTTCCGCCAACGACTGGGACCCAATCTGGGATTTTAATTTTATTTAATCCCTTTATAAATGCGTTTATACCATCAATTATAAAATTAATCGGTGTTTTGAAAATATTAACTAAGCCATCAAATATACCTTTAAAAACATTTTTCACTCCATTCCATGCCTTTTTCCAATTCCCAGTAAAAATGCCCGTAATAAAGTCAATAATTCCGCCAAATATTTTGAAAATACTTTTTACAGCATCACTTATAAATGAAACCACAGTTCCAAAAACTCCAGTTATTAATCCTCCAATAAACGAAAATGCAGGAGAAAGTTTATCTAATAACCAGCTTATTACTGGTTCAATAACTTTATTGTAAATTTCTAAAGCTCCGTTAACTAATTTTGCAATGAAACTACCTACTTCTTCTATTAAACCTTTAAGATGTTCATCCCATAACCATGATAAAGTTTCTAAAAATGGGGTTATTATAGGTTCTAACACGTTATCCCAAATACTTTGAAACAAATCAATAGTTTTTTGGACGAACTCCCCAATGTTATTAACTAAAGGTTCTCCATATTCATCCCAAAGGTCTGATAATATTTTTGTAAAATCCTCCCATGCTGATGTTATTATTTGAATTGTTGGGTCAATAGCATCAACCCATATAGAATTGAAAACTTCTGCTACACCACTAGTTATTTGTGGTCCCCAAGTATCTGTTGCTATTTTTGTATCATTCCAAAAATCAGTCCACAATGTTGACATATTAGAAACAGAATTAGATACACTATCTTTAATGTTGTCCCACGTTGTGGAAACATTGTCAACAAAATTTTTGCCAAGAGTTTTCCCAAACTCCCAAATAAAATTCCCAGCTGATGTAACAGCACCAACAAAAGATTGCACTGGTGCACTACTCCACATTTCTTTTATTTTATTTTTAACATTTTCTATACACGATAACAATTTACTGTCATCCATAGTTGGAGTAACTGAGGTACTATCAATATTCGGAGCACCATTTCCTGTATCAGATGATGAGTCTGAACTAGAAGAAGGCTTTAAAACGTTAATTTCATCCAGACCAGAAAAAGCTTTACTAATTTTTTTAGCAGATGCTACCGCATCTTTCGCAGAGTCTTTTGAAGATGTTCCAATTGTTGATATGCTATCGCTAGTTTTCTGTACAACATCAGGCATTTTTAAACCAAAAATTCCCATCACTATTTGTAATTTTTCAAATAGTTTAGTTATTGCGTTAATAGCAGAATTTATAACTGGAATAAACAATTGTGCAATCGGTGTTACAACTTTACCAATGGCAACTGTCATTTGATTAAAATTGAATTTTAATTGTTGAATTTGACCAGAAAAAGTTTTAGTATATGCTGTTGCATCTCCTACTTGAAATCTAGTTTCATTCATTATTCCGTTATATTCTGCTTGAATTTTTTCTGCTTGAGTTAAATCGTTTGAACTCTTTCCTATACTCTTAGCATATTCTTCCCACATCTTTGCAACATTTTTTGTAACACCAGCATTATCTACTAGAATTGAGTTTTCATTTTTTAAACCTTCTGTTGCAGTAACTACAGCTTCCCCTAAATCATATGAAGCTTGTCTACCAAAGGCAGCACTATCTTTTAACCTAGATAGTACATCTTCTATTTGTGATGCATCATACCCTCTTGATAACAAATTTTTATATGCAGTAGCAGTTTCTTCTATTGAAACTAAGCCATCAGCAGTATATTTATTAATGAAATCTTGTGCTTGTGCAAAAGAATTTCCAGTTCCTCGAACTATACTATTTAAACCTGTAAAAGCACTCTGCACTTTACTTGCACTACTAATACAAGTTTTAGTAAAGTCTGCTATTTGTTTTACCGCAAATGCACCTGCAATAACTCCACCAATTTTTTTGAAAGCAGATGTGAAAGCATTTTCACTACTTTTAATTTTGTTATTAAGTTGTTTATCATAATTGCTATCATTAAGAGTTAAATCAACAGATACCGCTCCAACATTTGTTGCTTTTGCCACTTTTTCACCTCCTAATTAAACATTTTTGAAAATATTTTTGATATATCTTCTTTGTTTATTTCGATTTTTTTATTATTTTTATTTTTAAAATTAGCCCATTTTTCACGAATTTCTTTTTCGCTTTTACTCATTTCTTTTATTTTTTTATAATCTTTCTCTGACCTTATTTGAACAACATAACCTAAAGGTGTTTCTCCATTTAAACCACTTAAAAGTTGTCTAAATTCTTCACAAGGAATTGTTTCATATTCATAATAAAGCCTTATTCCGTATTGTTGAGCAAAACTAGATACAATCAAATCCCAGTCAAATTCTAAATCGTAATAAGTTTCTGGGCTAATTAGTTTTTTCTTGCTTCATCTTGTAATTTTTTAGGGTCTTCTCCAATTATTGCTCCCATAATGCAATAAGATAAAAAGACTGTATTTTCAACAGGTAAATTCAATTCTAAAATTTCTTTAGTAGCTTCTTTGCCTAAAGCTAGTTCATATATTTTGCGTGTTTTTTCGTTATCATCTAAATTAATATCTTTTTGAACCTTTGTAATTTCATCATATGTTTTTTGTCTATTATCGACAGTATATAGCTTATCTGCTATTTTTAATTGTGGAAAGTTTTCTCCACTTAAAATTTCTTTAGTTATTCCTGTATCTATTATTCTCATATTATTTTTCCTTTCTTTTTTAGTTTTTAATAAATAAAAAAAGGGCAAAGAATGCTATCCTTTACCCTCTAACTTGCAGGTGTAAATGTTGGCTTTCCTTTACCAGTCAAATCACCACTTAACGGTGCTACATCAGTTGCACTACCCAAAATATCAGTTAATGCAGTAACTGCTGTAAATTCTAATTTTGAACCATCTGGAAATTCAATTTGCCAATCTGCTTCTGCATCTTTTCCAATTTTATATCTTAAACCTTCAAGATAGTCATTACCTGTATCACCTAAAGTTCTTTTTCCACTAAATGAGCCAGACAATGCTTTTCCTGTTAAAAATGCATTTTGCCATCCGCCATCATTGATTGAATACCAAGTTTCAGTATTATTTTCAATACTTAAACCTAATTCTTCTAAATCATCAATTTCACTATAAACAGCTGTTTGTACTGAGGCAGCAGAAGTTTTAATTTTTACTTTACAATCGCTTACTGAATATTGTCCTACAGTTATTGTAGCCATACTTATCCCTTACCTTTCTTCATGAAAATTCAATTCAATAGAATATTCATAAACATTATTATCATCTGTACCTAAATTAATAGGTTCATTGTAAATCATTTCTACAAATATTCTTTTTGAATTAATAAAAAATGACCTTTCATTATAAAAGTCATATATTTTTTGTGCCATTATTTCGGCATCATTTTGATTTTTTGTATATCTTAATAAAATAGTTATAGGTTTTACGTTTGTTGATTTATTTTTTATACCACCAAAAACGCCAACATATTCTGAATTTCTTTTTGAGTTATAAAAGCAAATTGCCTTTTCTTTGTTATTATCAATTTTACCTATACTTATAGAATTATCCCACATGAAACTTTCTTTAAAATCATCTTTATATTCTTTTAAAGTCATTTTAGTTTTCCTTTCAAAATTTTAGTGAACATCTTTGTAGCCCACTTTTTCTTATTTCCACTAATATATGGAGAAAACCACAATCCACCTGCATTCTTGTTTTTATTTTTTTGAAAGTTGTATTCAGGATGAAAATATAATCTCCTAGCATAAGGACCATCAGACACAATTGTGATTTTCCCAGCTTTCTTTTTTGAATCATCGACAAATGTTTTTCTATCTTGTAATTCTCCAGTATCAAAAGGCATATTCTGGCTTTTTTGTAAATCACTTTTTAATGCATCTGCAGTTTCAACTAAAGCATCATTCATCAACTTTTTTACATATGCATTTCCTTTATGATTAATTTTCCCGATTACTTTGACTTTCATTTTATTTCAAACTCTGTGTGATGAATTGTTCCGTTAGGATTTCTAGGTCTATATCCGGCATATATCTCATAACTATTGCCATTTACAGTAATAACGCCATCACTAATCGTTTTAAGCAATGGCGCCACATCACCTTTAATAATAATTTTACCAAGCAATTCTACTTGTTTACCTTCAGCATCAATAATTCTTTTAGCTTTTTCACTGAATATACATTTACCGCTCGTTTTTAAACTTTCAAGAGGACTTCCTTCTTCTGAAATTCCTTCTTGATATAAAACAAGTGAATAGTCAGTTTTCAATAGCCAATCTGGAAAAGGCAATACACTAAATTTATTAGCCATTATCTTAATTTACCATCTAAACCAGTCTTATGAATGTAATCATAAGCTGTTTCAGACATATTTTCCTTTTGTGCTATTGTTTTATTGCTGTTAGAATTATCTTTACTCACAGATATATCTAACACACTATAAGAACTAATATCTCTATTATTTTCATTATTATAACCATTTTCAAAGATATATTCTGCTTGGTAGCAAATAGCTTCTTTTATTTTTTCTTTTTGAAATTCAGTCAGATTATCAAAACCTATTGCAACTATTCTATTAAATGTTATACTATCAATTTTTTCTTGTGCTAATTTCAAACATTTTTCAGTTTCATCATCTGGCAGTTTTACACCATTAAATTCATTTGAATAATATTTTTCACTAACATAAAGTGTCATTCAGACCACCTCCTATTGAAGTGGTTTCTTTTCCACTTCTTTGTTAACAACTTTTTTAGGAGAAGAAGATTTTACATCTTCTTTTATCTCCTCAAAATTGTTGTTTTTCTTTAACTTGTCAACATAGTAAATTAAATTTTCTTCAATTACATGTCCATTTTTCTTATTCTTGAACTTTGTCATCTTTATCATCCTTTTTAGGTTGATTTTTAGTTTCTTTCTTTTCATCCTTTTTAGGTTGATTTTTAATTATTAATCCTACTGTTCTCATTTATATTCCTCCTATTAAGCTGTTGGGGCTGCCTTATGGTGTAGATAAATACCAGCAACTTTGTTTTCGTAAACATCTGCTAAACCATATTTTCTATAACCAAATTTCCAGCCATCAGAAGTTTGATTTTGTTCTGGAGTGATAACTTTTGGAGCAATATGTTTATTATATTGTAATACAGCATCTTTATGAATAATCATGAAGTTGATATCCGCTCCATTAGTATCCCCACTTTCAGAACCTTTAGCATGTCTTTTATAACCGCCTTTTGTTTCGTTAGTTGATTTGCCATCTAGCATGTCAATAGCTGTATAAAATCTTGTTTGAGGAACTAATATAACTTGACTAAATCTAGCTAAAACTTCTTTAGATTTAGTTGTGTCTAGGTCATCAACTAAGCCCTTTAATGTTGGAGTAATAAATAAGTATCTATTTTCATAAGGTACTTCATCTTCATCCATTTTATTAGTTGCTGTTCTTAAAGCACTAATTACATCCGCACCAGTTGATAGAGTTGCTGGAGTTGCAACTTTTGAAATTCCACTTACACCTGCATATGTAGCAAATCTAAATGCATCTCCTTCTGGAGCAACTTTAGTTCTGATAAATTCACTTGCAAGTTTACCATAAGCAAGACCTGCTGTTTCTTCATCATCCATTGCATCAACAGTGAACATTCTACCACGTTCGTAGTTGAACTTAACTGTTTCGTTTGTCATAGTTACATCACCATTTGTGTAACCACTATTTCTATCATAATCCCCTAATGCATCCATATCAATTTTTGGAATTACAATTTCATTAGCATTTGCACCTGCTTGAGCTAGTGAACTATCACTGTCTAATACAGATGTAACTGCTGAATTTTTGTACACTTCATCTAGTAAAGGCACATATTTTTTAAATTTTGAAATATTGTTTGCCATTTTTCATCATCCTTTCTTTTTTAGGCAAAATAAAATGAGATTTATTTTAATCCCATTATTTTTCGCATATCCGCGAGTTCATCTTTTTGTTCTTCTTTTCCATCATCACCAATTTTAAAAGTCTTTTTATTATCATCAGACTTTGATACTAGTTCTGGGAAATCTTTAAGTAGGTCTTCAATTTCAGTGTTTAATTTGCTTTCATCTAAAGTCCCATTTTCATCAAGTATGTTTTTCTTATCAACTAGTCGAACTGCTCTAGTTATTTTTTCATCCTTGACATTTTTTCTAAGCAACGCATTTTCAATCTTGGCATTGATTACTTCTAATGTAGCTTTCTCAGCTTTTTTTAATGCTTCTTGAGTTTTTTCATCTACACTTTTAGATTTTTCTTCATCTTCTCTAGCTTTTGCTAGAATTGATTTAGCTTTTTCAACATCATCAATCCCTAAATCTTTAAGTTGCTTTGCTAAAGCTTTTTGTTCGTTCTTTAAACTGATATCATTTAGTTCTTTGTCAGTGTACTTTTTTTCTTCCACCTTTTTATCAGTTTCTTTCAATCCCTCATCTTTAGTATTTTTTGTAGTATCTTTTACTTCTTCTACATTTGAAGTTTGAACATTTTCTTGTTCCATAATTCTCTCCTTTTTCTATGGATAAGGTCATCCACACTCCGTTTATTAGATACGGTCAAACTATATTTTAGTGCATACAAAAAGCCAATATTTCTATTGGCTTAATATTTATGAGCACCACAGAATAGATATTCCAGCCATCGTACCCCTGAATAAATATCTACTCTATGCTACCTATAAAAGGTAACACTATTATTTTTTCTTATTTAAAATGTTTACTATCTCTCTATTTTCTAACCTTGTTTTTTCAAGTTCTGCTCTTATTGCAGACAGTACACACATAATAAAAAATAGAAAAGTAGCAATTATTATTAATATTGTTATCATTTTTTGTAATCCTTCCTCTTTTTTCTTGCTTTTTCTAACATAGCATTGAACCTTTTTTCTCTTTCTCTAAATTCTTCAGTTTCAACATTTTCTCGCATTTTTCTTAATTGGTCTCTTTCATCTTCTGTCATCTCTTCCTCTGGTATAACTATAGCACCAGCATTTTGACTTATTCTTGCTAAAAATTTATGATGGTCAGATAATTCTTCATATCTTTCACATTTTTCTTTTTCACTTAATTTTAAAAATTCTTTAAATGATAATTGGCTCATTTTTACACCTCTTCAAGATATATTTTAACATAATAATCATCTGATGTATCTATTTTTTCAACATAAAACTCAACATTTCTCTTAAATAATATTTCTTGTTCGTCTTTATTATATTTACGAAGGTCTTTTCCTGTTTTGCTCTTTATCTCCATTTGAACTCTAGCCTCTGGATTATAAGTTTCACCAGTTGTAGTACTTAAGAAAGACTTATGCCTCATCTTTTGCCCCACAGGATAATCTTTTAGGAAATACTCAATGTTATCACTATTAATCCATACACTCCTTGTAACTACCCCCTCATAGTTTGGCATTTTATCCAAAACAATATCTAAATTTTCAATAACTTTTGTTAATCTATTATTTAAAGTTAATTCATTTCTAAGCGCTTCATTTATTATATAAGAATCAGAGCCTATGTAAGTATTAATAGCATAAATTTCTTCATCTGTTGGAATATTTAACGATTCTCTTTTAGCAATCCATTCATTTTTTCTATTCGCAAACAATTGAATATTAATTGGCGATATAGAACCTTTTTCTAATCTGTTAAACCTTTTAATATTTCTATCAATACAATTTAATTCACCATTTGTTAGTTCATTTATTCTACTATTAATCCAGTTAACATCTTCTTCATACTCTTCATCAGTATAATCCTCAATTTTTTCTAGTTCTGGGTAATATGTTGTTAGACCATGACGACAATTCGGATGCAAAAATCCTTGTTTCATCGCATCGCTTAATAACATATAATTACCATCTTTTTTAGTACCACCAGAATAAACATCATCAATAAATATTTTATTCTCCCATTTTTGACATATAGGACAAGCTCCGCCATGAGATGTTGATTGAACTAATACTCTACCTATTGATTTTCTAAAATTTCCCTCACCCATCAATTGAGCTCTTAAACTAGCTGTTCTAACTGCCATCTGAGAATAACTAGCTATGTTGACTCTTCTGCCACCTTTATATTCTATACAATTAAACCCTCGACTTAAAAAATCTTTATTAGCTTCATCTATTGCTAACTCAGTCTTTTGCAATTCAGTTAATTTTTCAGTGGCCATTTTAGATGCTTGTTTTTCAGTAAATACTCCATTAGCAACATAAAAAGCACTTTTATGAATAACTTGTTTATATTGGTCATTTGCCATTCTTAACACTGCTGTATTAGCCGTTTTCAAGTCATTATTAACAACTTTTATTAAAACATTGACCTTTCTATCATTTGTTCTAAAAAAACTACGTTTCATAATCTTATTAGGCTTTAATGATTCTTTTGTAACTTTGTTATATTGTTTAATAGCATTGATTGAACCTTTTTTAAGTTCTTTTTGCAAATGTTTTGATACCGCATCTGATAAACCTTTAGTATAATCACCAACGATATTTTTATTTTCTCGTTGATATCTTTTTAATTCTTTTAATTTTTCAGCTTGCCATTGTGAGTATTCAAATCCAGTCTTTTTTTCTTCTTTAAGATGTCTTTTGTAATTTCTTTTCATCGAAGATATCAATTCCATTTCCATATCTTCGTATAATTGTTTAATATTATAATCGTTCATTAATTATCACTACTTTGAATAATTTTAATGTCAGAAAATTTACAATTTACTGTTGTTGATACTGTATTGTCCTTTCTTTCAGTAAAAGATACTCTCTCACTACCATCCCAGTTCGAAATGCTAAAATATGTGATATTTTCGTATGTTTTACCATCATATTTTATTTTTAAACCTTTTATTGGTTTTTCTTTATTACTCTCCATCATTTAAATCACCTGCCTTTAATATATTTTCGTTTTCTATCAAATCTAAATCCTCATTAATTGATGGCTCGGTCATATCAACTATGCCTTGTTCATTTTTAATTCTTTGAACTTCTTCCCTTTTCCATTTTTCATCTTTAGTGTCTCCATACAATTCTTCAACACTAGTTTCAATACTCATTATTCCATTTGTTTTAGCTTTTCCAACAGTTTCAATTTGAGCTTCAAATGATGGATTTGCGTAACCACCAAATGTTGCAATTCCTAAATTGTCTGAGATTTGTTTATCATTCATAGTATCATACACTTTGAAAGTTATATCTACCATATCGCTTATTATTTTTGTTAATGCTTCAACAATTTGATTTCTTTTATATAATGTAGTCTTTTCTTTTTCTCTTGTAGCCTCTGCATTATCAATTTTCTTGGTATCAATGCCTAAAGTACTTGGACTAATTAAACCTGTCAAACATTGGTCTAAAGCGGTAATATAGGTACTTAATAAAGCATCATGTTGTATTTGCCCTTGAGTAGTTTCAATTTTACTTTTAGCATCTTCATTAATACTTTCTTCTACTGAAATATAATCATTGTCAAAGTCACTGCCTCTAAGTAAAACTCCAGTTTCTGGGTCTCTAGGCAACAATGACTCTGGTATGTACGTTTTTATTTGACCTTTTCTAAGCGCAAGCATCCATTGTGACCAGACTTCATCAAAAGCATCAAAATTATCAAGTTTACCATCTAATAAAGATTTACCTCTTCCAACATATTTTTTAGACTTTTTCAACATAACTGGCAATGCCATCATAAAATTATTTGGGTTTTTTATAGTTTGATATTTTGATGCTAAATCAGGGAAATTCTTTATATCAAGTTCAGTCCCTTCTTTATTAACTAACTTATAAGTTATATCTTTTTTTGAATATCTTTCTAATAAAGTATACTTTTGCTTATTTATTATCTTTTTAGTTTTAAAAGTAATAGCAACTAATCTACCTCTTTCATATTCAAAATCTACTCTACTACCATCATAAAATTCAATTATAGGATATTCGCTTATATCTGTATCGATTGACCATTTAAATGCTCCATCTCCACATACTAGCGCTCCAACTACGGCATCTCTTAATAAAGCTTTTGGATTATTTTCTTCCGCTATTTTATCCCATTCTTCTTGTCTTTTTTCAACTTCTATTTTATTTAAGTCATCAGTCGAAATATCAGCTAAAGTGTCAATAATCATCGCTGGCAACCCCGTGTGAATTTTTCTTATATTCATTCCAATTGTTGGTTTACTACCCCAAAAGTGCTTATTTCCAAGTCTATCATCTAATTGTGCATATAACTCTTCTAATTCGTTTGCTTCTCCTCTATACCACATATTATTTATAAAAGATTGGCTTTCAAAATTATTTAATTGTTCTACATCAATTTGAATTGAACTTGGTGTTTTTATTTCTAACCAATTTCTAACCATATTTTTCATCCATCCCATCTTATCACTCCTCATCGGCATCTTTTATCATTTGTTTAATCATATCCCAATTACCAATTATTTTTTTAAATGGTAACCACGCATATTGACAACCTTGTATATGATGGTCATTGCCATCTTCTAATTGTCCATCTTCTGTGTAACTGTACACATTCGTTTCATTAACGTATTCTCTGCATGTTTCCACAATCAAAAAGTCCTCAGTGTTTAACCAGGACTGTTGTAATTGAACTCTTGTTAAATTCTTTGTTTTTTTCCATGCGCCTTCAAAAATATAAATGCAACCAGTTTTACGTTTATATTTTTTTGCTTCTGCTATTGTTCCAGCATCTGCGCTATCTATAAAAATGTATCTAGCAAATCCCCATTTGCTTTTACATTTTTCAGCAAATTCAATTAACTTAGGTATAACATCTGATGGAGCAAAAGGTATTTCTCTATCTTTATTGTTATATCCTTCTTCTTCTAACAAAATACATTTTCTATCTTCTGTTATACCAACAAATTCGAAGGTAAGTTTATCATGTGATTTTTTAGAATACGATGTATCACATCCTATTGCAAATCTAACAAACTTTCTTCTCTTTCTAGGGTTTGTCTCTTCCCAATCTTCAAACATTGCTTTTTTTTCACTTATAATGTGTTTTTCAGCTATTATATTAAATACAAGCCCTGTTGCTTTTCCTCTTAACCCTTGAATTTTATTTTTATACAACTTTGTCCCAACAGGAACAGACTCTATTATTTGTTTTTTCTTTTCTTCGCTAAGGCTTAAGTTATGATTAAATGTAAAGTACCACCAAGTCCAATCAGCTACTTGAGGTTCATTTAACATTTTCAACAATTCTATTGGCCCCTCATTTTTATATTTTTCTATTGGTCTAGACTTATTAACAAATTCAGTATAACATTCCTTGTTAGGGTCATCTGGGTTCATTGTACACAACCTGTAATCTGCTCTCATAAAAGCTTCCCTTACATAGTCCATATCTGCTATATTAAATTCATCTATAAATAAAGCATATACTTGACCGCCTAAAGCTTTTTTCCATCTTGCTTTATTATCATATCCTAAGACATAAATTATTTTATTTCCATTTTCAGTATGAAATACAATATGTGGCAAACTTATTTTGCCTTTTCCATTAGGATTATATTCAACACATCCACCTTCTTTATAATCACCAAATATTTCTATTAGACCTTTATCAGAATTTATTATATTTTTTTCAATTGTACCTAAATCTAATCCGGAAATTATACTCGGCTTTGTTCCTTTGTAGTTTGCTATTTTAAACATTAATTTAGGTATTCCTACAGTAGTTTTACCAGCAAATGTTGTTCCTTCTAAAAATTCTGTGCTACAATCGCATTTAAGAAAATCAATATATTTTTGACTTAAAGGAAATTCCTCATTCACTCTTACCACCTAATTGCTTAGATATCGAAGATAATATTTTTGTAGCCTCAGGATTTTCTATTTTAACCGTTTCAGTAAACATTCCTAAATACTTACCTAATAATTCAAGAGCTTTCATTTTATCATAGGTTTCTACAGCTAGTCCTGATTGAGTTTGTTTATATCCAGCTATTACTTTTTTTGTTTCATTATCTAAAGTGTCAGTATCAGAAAAATCAACAGCTTTATATACCAAAGTAGTTTTTTCAAGTTGTTTTTCTTTTGTCACCATTTTAGATATTTTAGTTCTATCAGTAAATGCTATAGCTGTCAGTTCTTTTACTATATCTTCTATACTTACTATAGCCTTTTCCTCTACCTTTGATTGTAGCTCTTCTATATATTCTTTTACCTTAACATTTCTTAGCAATCTGCTAGCATTCGCCATAGCAGTTTCTTCTTTCTTACATGTCTTATATACTTTCATGTAAGCCTGTGTGGCATTCATACCTAACTTAAGATATTCTTGACAAAATAATTTTTGTTGATTAGTTAACATTTTATCAACTCCACATCGTAATTCTTTTACATTCTCTTTTTATTTCTATAGGTCTGGCGTCTACTATTTTAATTTGATTATTGTTTTTATGAATTAGATTTTCATCATATGTCTTATCATAATATACCTTTTTAGAATTAAGAGATTTATAAGTATTGATTATTATCTCTGGGTCTTGTTGTCTTGGCATAGTCAACTCTAATCTTATCCCCATGTGTAAACTTTCACATTTATTAAATACTTCCATTAATTCATTTTTTGTCATTATCATTATCCTCCTTAAACTCAATACACTCCCAAATTTCTTCTTTATATTCTGCTAATATAGAGATTATAATAGCTAATATAAACAGAATTATAATTAATAAAATTCCTAATATAATTTTCATGTTCTTATGTTCCCATAATCAAAATAAATTTTCCATAAGCTTTAGCAATTTCATATTCTATTTTGCATCCTCTTGCTTTTTCCCAACCAGGAACAAAAACTACTACGTCCGCTTCAGCTAATTTTTCAATTGATTTTGCTAAATAATAAATAGGATTATCAAATTCAATATCAAATAGAGTATTTAATACTTCCCATTCTGGATTAATAACTTTAATTACTTCTTCTCTTACAGCTTTAATTTCTTCATCAGTTAAACCATTCATCGGTTGACTTATCATTACTTTCATATTACATCTTTCCTTTCTTTTTTAAATACTGTACTAATGACATAAGTGTCAAAGCTCACTAATACTCTATAAGTCTTTTTCATAAGATTATCTTATTCGGTTGAGTATAAGACCGTAAATCAATACGTTAAAAACCTCTGTCTTGTTTTTTATATATCATCAGTACACTACCTAAAAAGGTAGTACTACTTTGTACTCTCTTAAATCTCAACGAAAAAATTTAAGTTCCGTACATTTCGTAGACTGCTTCGTTCGTTATCTAGGGTTTTCCAGCAGTTTTCCCCACCTAAAATAAGACTTTATTGACTCTCATAATTAAATAATTTTAATAAAATCTTTACAAACACAGGATTTTATGTGTTTTCCTCGGCATGCTATGATGCGTTGTTAGTGCTTATAAATATAATTAATCAACCACCTTATAGGTGACTACACTGTAAACCAGCATAGAGGGTTTTAACCTCACTCAGTATTTATAAGCACCATAGAGCAAACACCTCGAGAACGTGTCCAAAGACTTACCGCAGTATTCACTTTGTTTGCTCTATGCTACTCATAAAAAGTAGCCACTTGTGTTATAGTTAGTGCTTTTATAAGCACCATATTAAGTAAATATACACGGGTAGATGGATTACCACATTCCAAAGTCACCATCGTTAGCTTTTACCTTTTATAAGACATCAGGAATATTACTCATTGTATAGTCTTATATATTATATTTACTCAATATGCTACTTATAAAAATGGTAGGCGAAGTAGGACTTGAACCTACAATAAAGCTGTATAAGAACCCCGTGATAACCATTTCACCATTCGCCTAAAAAAACGATTAGAAAATAATCTAATCGTGTGAGGTAATAAATGAAATATATAATTATTCCATTTTACATATTATAGCATAAGCTAATGTGCCATAGTGTGCCATAATGTGTCATTTACTTATTTTTTTCTTTATCATATAATCTATGGCACTGTCTCAGTGAATAATTAAAAACTTTACAAATATCTTTCCACTTCCAATGCATTACATCTCTAAAATAAACTATACAATATTCTACAGACTCTTTAGATATCATTTCTCGAATTTCTTCAATTGCAAGTTCTTTATAAAAGTTATACGATGCTAAGTCTGCATCAAATTTATTCTCTAATTCTTCTTTTTTTATTACTTTGTTTAGCATAATATCTCCTTTTCTACCCCCACCTACAATAATATCTTTCCATGTAATGGCCGTTATGCTAGCTGTTGACCTATGATATATGTCAGCAAGATTAATTAATCTTGCTTTTAAACTCTGCATCTCATCAAATATTTCTTTAATAGTTAGTTTCTTTTCTAGTATCATCTATTCCTCCATTAAATAACAGTTATTTGCACTAATTAAATAAACTTTTCCATTTGATTGTATTTGGATTTGTTCGCCATCATAATCTTTCCATTTATCTATTTTTAATTCAAATTCATTGCCATTGTAATTACAATATGCTTTATCAAATGTGTATTTAAAATCAAATACTTGCTTATTACAACCTGTTAATAGTAATGGAACTATTAATAATAATATCTTTTTCATTTTTATTCTCCTTTCAGTTTATTAAGAAAATCTTGGTCTGTCATAATTACTTTTGCATTGACTTCTAGCAATACGTGGCTTTCTTCGGTTATTCCAAAAGTATTAGGTTTCCACATATATTGTTCTTCGAATATTTTCTCAATTTCTTCTTTGTTATCACCAATTTTAACAAATCTGCGAAAATTGCCTAGCCAATATTCTGCGATTAAATAAAATGGTTTATCACAATTGATTTGCATTTATACACTCCTCCGGCATTTCATAAACTATTTGAGCTGCCGTTCCTACATAGTTTTGTATTTCTGTTTCTATTTCATTTAATACTTCTAATGCTCTTGTTTTTGAAATATAATAACCTAATATTATATAATGACCATTTTCAAAATAATTTACTATTTTATAACTTCCATCTTCACTATTAGGTATTATTGCTATAATATTACATTTTAATAGTGTTTCTTTATCTTGACTTCTAATCCATAATTCCATTTTTATTCACCTACCTCGTATTCCCTATTTTTAAATTGTTCGCGCGTAACTACCGTTTTAATATTTTCTTCATATATTCTTATACCCTCTCCATTTGCGTAAGAATTATCTAGTTTTATATATTTACTTTCTCCACTTAAGTAAACTTCTATAACTAAATGTTTGTTTACATAGTCTCCTACTTCAATTAAATCAATGATATTGAAGCTTGCTATTACATTTCCTGTCGAAGAAAATCCAATTTCATTTTTATAACTTATTTTTACATTATTATTACTTTGAAAATTTACTATTCTTCCTATTCCTAATTTACGATTTGTTTTGTTATAACAAAACATTCCAATTTCTAATTTCATTTTTATTCACCTATCTTTCTCCCACAAAACGGACAATAATTTATTTCAACATACCTAGCTCCGTAAATATTATCAAGCATTAGCCCAGCCTTTTTATCATTTTGTCCTTTAAGAATAAATAATTCTAAATAGTCAATTATATCTGAATTTTTACTTACAGAATATCCATGTGTTTCTTTTAATTCATGAGTCCTTATAGAATATCCAAAGATTGCACCAGGATACTCAGAACTATTTCTACAATATTCACAATCTTTTTTCATCTTAAATCTCAACTTTCTCTACTAAATCATTTAATTTAAAATAAAATTCTAATTTTTGTTTTAATTCATCTTCGTTTAATTTTTTGTTCGATTGGGCATGAAATAACATTTGATTATCTTTGCATATCATCACATGATTATTACTTGCTTGTGATATTTCATAGCCTTTGTAATTAATCTTTAACATTACTATCACCTTTTTCAATGTTTTGTAATATTTTCACAAATAATTTACATATTTTTATTTCTTGTTCACCTAATAAACCAATTTCAACAAGTAATCTACCGCGTTCTACATAGTTTTTCATAAATTCAATTTCTTCTTTAGTTAAATTCATGACTATCACTTTCTTGTTCTAATTTTTGCATTCTATCAACTCCTTTATTTTTTTGTAATCGTAATATGCAGATTGACAACCAATAGCCATATCAATTAAATAATAATCATCATCTGCTTTCATGATGTCAACTGACCAAATACCAGATAATTTATCTTTGTTTTTTTTATTGTGAGGTATTAAGTTTTTTTCAATAAGTTCTATAACTTTATCTTTGTTATTTTCAAATTCGGATTCTAAATATAATTTCATATAATCAAATATTATTTTATCTGTTTTATTTAAATGCTTATAACAATAATCGTAATCCCAATAATTCACAATGTACAAAACTCGATTTGAATCAAAATCAACAAATACTCTATATTCCGGTCTTAAAGGAAGTCCGTTATAAATTGTGGGAACTGTATTATAATCATATCCAATAATCTCTCGTATAACCATCTCTGAAGTTCCATCAGCATCAAAACACATACCTGCATACTGAATATTTAGAAACTTTCCAGGAATATCATAATAATTGCTGAAGCAATCATTAGCATCAAACTTATTACTGAAAGCTCCGTTCTTGATATTATATAATCGACTTTTTTTAATTTCTTTATTACTTTCTAACTTTTCTTTTAAAATTAATAATGCTTTTTCTCTGCTATCTTCATCTTCAATTGATTCTAATATTTTCCATTCCTCAAATGAAAATTTAAAAATCCATGCTTTAACCATTTTTATTCCGCAATCTTTTACTTTAGGATACCAATACGAAAAATTGTTAGAATTATTTATTTCATCTTTATAATGCTCTTCTCTCAATTTTTCAAAATCAACATTCTCAAATATATGAGGAATAATTCTTTCTTTTTCTTTATTCATAAATTCCTTTCTACGATAATCTAATACAAATAAATCCTTTATTGTATTTATCTTTTACTTTTTCTATTCTTTTTAAATGTGATGGAGTGGCATAAAATTCAATTGTTTCAGGTTTTACATTACATTTTTCTGCTAATTCTTTTGCTGTACCTATATCTATAAATTTATCGCCTTTATAGATTGCATATTCTATAATCCTTCTTTTAATCAACAATCATCACTTCCATGATTTAAGCATTTTTTTAGAAAATCATAATTCTTATTAGTTAAATTGTTAACAGCTTCGATAACATCTTTTGTTAGATTCCAGACTGCTTCAAATGTTTCTTCAATATCAATACCTTTTAATGCACATTCATTAGCAAATTTATAAAGTTCTTTTTCAAAATCTAAAACAGCATTATCTTTTACATCTGATGCTAGTATTTTTATTCTTTCCATACCTTCTCTCATAATTTAGCCTCTTTATCAATTCTTTCTAATTGTCTAGCAATTTTATTTTTCATTACACCTCTTATTTCTTCTGTTGATATGTTGTAATATAATTGAAATTGTTTTAACATAACCATAACATCTGCTATTTCTTCTTTTATATTTTCTCTTGATGGGTCTACAGTCTTTGTATTTAATATCACTGATAATCCATTAGAAATAACTGTGATCATATTTTCTATAGCACCTTTATTTCTTTTTTTTATAATAGCTTCATTTAATTCGAATACCTCACTCTGAAAATATTTAAGTTGTTTTTCTATTCCATAAAAATTAATAATTTTTCTTAGTTTTTTATTCATTCTGACTCTCCTTTTAAAATTTCTAATGGCTTTTTTAATATTTTTCCATTAATTGTACACATATCAAATTCAGTTAATGGTTCTATTATTTCTATTACTTTATCAATTGTTTCTTTTAGCTTTTCACATTGTTGTTCATAAAAATTTATTACTGTCTCAAATTCGGTCAAATCTTTATAAGTAAATGAATAACCTAATTTGAGACAGTAATAAATTGACTTAAAACCACTCATAAATATATCTTTTCTATCCATATTCCTATTTCTCCTCTTTTTATCAGGGACTAGTCTCTAGGCAAAATTTGAAAGGAGTTATGAGAGATGTTTGTTTGCCTAGAAATTAGCCCCTGATTTATTTTTTTATTTTCTTTTATTATTTAATTTTCTAGTTCTAGTCTGACTTTCATTGAGACTATTTAATTCTGATTTTAGATTTATTAATCTTTTTTTTAATTCAAGCATTTCTCTTTTTATAAGATACATCTCATACTTGATTTCTTTTATTCTGTCTTTCATTTGAATAAATCTCCTTGAAAATTATTTTTGCTAAACAATTGTTGTTCCAGCTCTCTAATTCTCTTATCTTTTAAAGCATTCGTTTTACGATAATTTTTTTCTCTTTCTTGAAGCATAATTACCACTTTGTCATATTCTGTTTTCCAATAGTTACCTCTTTCAACTTGTTTTGGATAATCAGCTAACTTCTCAGCATTTTCAATTGACATTATTTCTGCTTGCATTTTTCACACTCCTTTTCGTATTCTTGCATTATTCTCTCAAATTCTAAATCATCTAGCGTAGGTATTCCCACATCTTTACATTCTCTTTCAAGCCCTTTTATTAACTGCCAAAACTCTTTTGAATTAAGTTCGTGGGTTCTTTTATAAAAGTAATAACAATCACAAGTTTCAGTAGCTTTATACCATTTTGCATAAGAATAAAAACTCTGCATATCAGTTCCTTTAGGAACCATTGCGCCAGTTATATTTCCGTTTTCATCAGTCGCAATAGTTCCATAGGAAAGATTGATATTTATTTTCATTTCATCATCAGATATAGCATGTCCAATACTTCTATTGTATTTTGCTAATTCATTAATTAGTTTGTGGAAATACGCATTTGCTTTTAGTCCACGTATTGGCTTATATTCTTTTAATTCATACTCTTTGTCTTGTTCTAGTGTAAATAGCATTGTTGCTATTTCTCTAGGCTTACCAATTATATTTTTCATAATTAAAATGGAAGCTGTGACTCATCAAGAACAAATTCATTGCCAAAATCTTCATAAGGGTCTGATACTGGCTCTGGTTGAGATACCGGATTACTTTGTACTTGAGCTTGTCCAGTTTTATTCTGAGCACTACCCGCAAATTCAAAGTTTTCTATAACTACATCAGTTGTATATCTCTTAGTACCATCTTGTGCATCATAACTACTGTTTTTTATTCTACCCTGTACTACTATCATTGCACCTTTTTTACAATATCTGTTTATTGTTTCTGCTGTTCTACCAAATGCAACGCAATTAATAAATTCTGTTTCTCTTTCTCCATTTTTGTTTACAAAGCTACTTTGACAAGCTAACGAAAACCTTGAAAATTCTGTTTGATTTGACATCATTCTTCGTTCTGGGTCTTTTGTGAATCTTCCAGATAATATTACTTTATTCATCTATATTTATACCTTCTTTCGCTAATCTAACTCTTAAAGCTCGATTTTCTTCTCTTAAATTATTTATTATTTTATTTGCTTCTAAACCATCGAGTATATATTCAATTTCGATTAGTCTATTCTCTCTTTTAGGGCTTTTTTTATTTACTTCTCGTAAATCATTTAATTCCCTTTGAATTTTTGTTTTTTGTTCTTCATAAAAATCTATCAAATCTTTATTCATTTTCTAATTCCTCCATTTTCATTAATTCATAATCTCTATCTTCATCATAGAAATTTTCATCATAATTATTTTCTTCTATTTCTTCAGGTGGGTCTGGATATAGACCACCGTAATATTCGCTAGTATCCATCTATGCCACCTTTGGTAATGTAATTTTTACATAACCCGATTTACCCTTTTGAATAGTATCTTCACAATATTCATCCCACAAATCTAAATTGTTTTCTTTAAATAATTGTTCATTGAACTTTTTAACTACTTTATCTTCACCATCGGCTACTAAAGTTATTTTCACCCCATTAGGTGTTTCCCACTTCTTAATATTGTTTTTCTCCATAGCACTCTTTAATTGAGTTTTTAATTCTTTAGCTTGTGTTTCAACTTTTTTCATTTCTACTAGTTGATTTTCTAAAACTACAATTTTATTAGATAATTCTGTTAAATCTACTGGTACTAATTCTTCTTCAGTAATAAATGGATTTTCTTTAACTTTTCCTAAATCAATTCTAAATTGGTCTACGGCTTTGTTTATCTGTTCAATTAATTCTTTAAAATCTTCTAATCGAATATCGTATTGAATTAATCTATTAACATCAAATTCTTCATTAAAGTCATCAGGCCTTTCATATACTGCTAATTTCCCGTGCTTTCTTTTTGTATACTCCATATAAAATAATAATTGCACTAAATATACTTTGTAATCTTCCACTTTTCCGTGTATTTGTGAAGTTGTTTTTATTTCAAGTACCATTTCTTTATTTATTCCATCGGTATGACATCTTATATCATTTTCAATATATTTACCCTCTTCAAACCTATCTTCTCTATTTTCATTGATAAAATCTCTTATCTTTGGTTCCATTACATTTCCGTACTCAGTATATTCGTTCCCAGTAAAATCATTTTCTTTTAATCCAGCCTTTTCTAGTAATAAATCAAATCTACTTTTAAATGGGCTTATTCCCATGATTATAGGAATATCAGAACCTCCGATATATTTTTCTCTATCAACTGTTACTGCTTGCATTTTGTTCCTCCTTACTTTCAAAATATCTTAAAGTTGCATTAATATAACTTTGTGCAAATTTTAATTTTTCTATTGCATAACTTGGATGCACTCCTTTTTGTTCTACATAAACTTCTAATATAGCTGATATACCTTGTATTCCATCAATTAAATCTTTAAGAAATGCACTATCTCTTGAACCAGTAGAATAATATTCATCATAAACTACCATGTAATATTTCAATATTTTATCTAATTCTCTTGATAAAGATTTTTCAGTCATTTCTCTACAAAAATCATTATCCATTATTTCTTCTCATCCTTCATATCTTTTTGCACTTCACATAGAACATCATAGTAATCATCATTACTCAATTTTTTTCCTACCAATTGATAATCTTTAGCAACTTTATTCATATCAATATTTTTTTCTTTACAATACTTAATTAATTCTTGTCTATAATCTGGTTCACTTTTTTTATTTTGATTAGCCATAGCATTTTGTACTTCTTCAGCACTTGCAACACTTGTGTCTATTCCAAAACCGCACATTCCTAAAGCTCTACCAACAGCACTTGTTTCACAATTCTCTATGTAGCTAGTCTTATTTATAAAAGAACTATTTTCTTTTTCATATGCCGTTCCAGTTGCTAATACTTTAGCATCTTGGTCCAACACCTCAGCTTTAAAAATACAAATTCCGTTTACGTTGCTTACCATCTCAGTCTTAATTGTTCCTTGTGGATATACCATTCTAAATGCTTTTATCCTTTGGTTTACTTCCGCATAATCTTTTCCTTTGACATCAGTAGTTTTAATAGTTTTATTTGCTTCTTGTATGTCTTTAAAAGTTATTTCTTTCATATTATCCTTCCTTCACTTTCTTTATAATTTTGCTAGTTTTAGTACCACTTTTTATTCCAATTTTTTGCTTAGTTTCTTTCATTGGCTTTTCTGGTACTCTCAAGTATCTGTCTGATTTTAAATCTTCAATTTCTTTTATGAAATTTTCATGATTATCTTTTACTACCAATGCAAGCTTTCCCAAATATTCAAATAGCTTGTCCATATTCTTATTTACTCTGATTAAATCATAATTGAGATTAGTTATTTTTTCTGACTTTTCTTTGACTTTATTTTCTAATTCTTTATTTTTGGCTCTCTCTAGTTCATAAAGTTCTTTGTAGTCATCTCTTTCTTGCATAACATTAAATCCAAAGTTCATTTTATTTAACATCTTTTGGCTAAACTCTTCAATTTCAACTAGAGCTTTTTCTTTTACTAGTTCTGCCTTCTTATTTTTAAATATCATTTTTTCATTTCCCTTCTTTTAAAAACCGCTACCTTAACCCCACTATATTGGCAAGTTTTTTTACCATCTGTTTCCACTCTGCCATCGTGTAGCATTTCCGTTAACCTTGGACTTGCAAAGTTCCTTTCGCTTGTAGGTATCCATCCTCGCTTACACATCTCAACTGCTATTTCTTTTGCAGTAAGACTACCTTTTTCCTCTAAAATTTCAAGTATTTGTGAATATCTCTTTTTCTTATCAATCTTTTCGTTAGCTTCTCCCCTGGTCTCAAATGTAGTAACTACTCCAGCCCTTTGAGGTTCATAATCATTTGCCATCATTTTGGATACCACTTTTAACTATTTTTTTAGCTAAATTATCATGCAGAGTTATAACTTTTTCGTTTTTTTCTAGGCTTACATTTACTAAAGTAATTATTCTTTCAAGTTCCCTAGCATCAGCTTTACTTAAAGTGTATAAATAATCTCTTAAAGTTTCCATAATATTGCTTATTTCATAATTAGTGTAGTTTATATTTTCTATTTCTCTTGTTATCATAAATCCTCCCATATATTTTTTCCAAAGTTATCAAGCATTTTTTGCATAACATCTTCAATTATTAATAATTCTTTTTGGTAATAATCAACATCTTGATTATTTTTTAAACCTCTATCTATTTCTCTTTTATGAGTTAGTTTTAATTCTAATAATGATGTTAGAATAACTTGTACTTCTTTTTGATTAAATTCAATTGTTTTCATATAAATTTATCTTCTCCTTAAAAATTTGTTTAGTTTTGTCATACTCAAATGGTATTTTTCCTAATCTTCCATCACGATTTTTTACTATTTCTAAAACCATATCCTCAGTAAATTTTGGTAACCCACCGCTTTGTGTCTTATTGCGATAAAGTAATATTACCTTACTTGAACTGTTTTCAAGTTCCCCACTATCTTTAAGCATTGATAGACTTAATTCTTCTGAATTATAACTTGCTCTATTCAATTGACACGCTGCGATTATTGTACAGTCATAATCTAAGCAAAATTGTCTTAACGACTTTGCTACATCTGTTGTTTGTTCGTACAATGTTTTTTTACCAAAGCTTTTAATAAGTCCAATGTGGTCTAAAAATATTATTGTGTGTTTTTTGTCATCTTTGTGTTTTCCTAAAACTCCCTTAATTTCGTGTAAGTAACTTGCCTTGTGTTCAACTATATTTTTTTTACTGACTATTTCTTTGATACTTTTTTGAATTATATTTTTTTGATTTTCTGACTTCGGACTGTCAATATCATAAACTGGAATACCTGAATTAATAGCTATCATTCTCTTGTAAATAGTACTTTTACTCATTTCCATATTGAAGTAGATACATTGATATCTGTCCATTAATTGATTCATAAGATTTAATAATAAACCACTTTTACCAACTCCGGTACTTGCTCCAATAATTAAGAAATCTCCTTGAACTAACTTTAAAGTTTCATTTAACTTTGGATAATTATCAAGTTCAATACCAATATTTTTTGAATTAATGTTTTCAACTAGTTCTTGTTCATCAAGTACTGTTGTTTCATCTTTAATAACAACTTCGTTTACTTTTTCCATATACTTAAGATATTTGTTACAATCTATTTCTCCGTTGTTTAATTTTGTTGATAATTTTTTGATAACTTTCTTCTTATAATTTTCTAGTATAAGTTTTTGCATAGTCATGAATTGTTGTCTGATATCTGAAATTGGCACATTTTCATCGCTTATTGCCTGAAATGCTATATCTAATAGTTTTTCATGTCCACTGCATATTGTTACAATATCTACTGACTTATACTTGTTCATTGCCTCAATTGCTAATGCTAATATTTCAGAATGATATTTATTTTCAAGAAATTTTGGCTTTATTTGCAATAAATCAAATCCTATCTTAGGTTGAAGAATAAGAATTGATAAAAAAGTTTTTTCTATTATGTCTTGGTTCTTTGCTATATCCATTCTTTACTTTCCTCATTTACATAATTTTTGCTTTTATTCTTAAATCTTTTTTCACTTTCTTTTGCTTCTTCTACAGTTTTAATATTTTCAGTTTTATATCTTCTAAGAATTGAATCAATATATTTAAGATTTCTAACATTATTAAGTATTGCTGTTTTAATAGCATATCTTGTTAATTCATTATCTTCCCAAGAATTTATAAGCTCATATTCAATAGACGTAATTGTTCTCCCAAAATTATCTTCGATATAATCAAAAATTGAATTTTGAAAAAGAGTTGCAGGAGTCTTTATTTCTTCTTTATCTTCTTCTACTCTATTCTCTTCTACTCTATTCTCTTCTACTCTATTCTCTCTTAGCAATTGCTTAGCATTTGGTTCTAACATATATTTCTTTGATGTTTTATCACAAATTAACATTTGTTTTTCTTCTTGATAAATCGTAGGTTTTACTCTTCTGTTATCTAACCAGTTATTACTGTTCCAATCTACTATTACAATTACACCAGTTTTAAAAGGAATTATAAAGTTTTTTAATATAAGCATTTTTAAACTATCTTCTGTTCCACCATAAAGTCTTAATATTTTCTTTGGAGCAACAAATCCTTCATCATCAGCATTCATTCCTAATAAAAAATATAGTGCTTTTGCTTCCATAGGTAAATCTAAAAAACTATCTTGATTTATAATTTCTAAATCAAACATTCTTTTTCTAGCCATATATTTTTCTCCTTTAATATTTTTTTAAATTTAACCCCCATTTGATTTTTTTGTATTTTTATGCTATACTTAACACATAAATAATTTGATTAATTATTTATTAACACTGGCTTGAATTGGTGGTTCTGCAGTGTTTTTTTCTTGTCCTTCAAAACGATAATTTGCAAGAACTATCATTCCAACAATAGCTGTGTAGAAAAATATTAATCCAAAATACTTTGATATCATTTTTCTTAATTTTCTCATATTATCTCTCCTTTCATCTTTTCATATTCTATTATTTTTTGCTCTCCAACATAGTTTTTTAATAACTCGTAAGATATATGATATGTCCATGTACTAGACATCTTAACAGCAGTTCCGATTGGTAGTCGTTGTTGCTGAAGTCCTATTCTTACAAACTGTTGAGAACAATTTAATAGCTCTGCTACATTTTGAATAGATATCCTATTCATTTCTTTTAATTTCATAAGTTTTTTCTCCTTTGTTTGTGGTTAAAATTAGTTAAATTAAGTTCAATCTTATTGAGCTTTTATTGTAAAAAAATAATTACCAATGTCTTTTGCATCAATATTAAGTATTTCACAAATCTGATTAATTTCTTTTTGTCTAAAATCTAACTTATTATTTAATTTTAAGCTTAAAGTTCTTTCAGAAACTTTTAACTTTATTGCTAAATTATAATTGCATCCCAATTTTTCTTTGATTTTACCTAACAACTTACTGTAATCATATGCCATTTTTACTTTTCCTCCTATCTTTCATTTTCCTCAATGTTATTGAGTAATTTAAATATACCACGTAAAATATCTATTGTCAACACTAAAGTTCAATTTTTTTGAGTTTTTATATTGAAATATTTTTTTAAATATATTATAATTAAAACGGAGGAGTTTTTTATGAATAAAAAAAAGACATCTGAAAGATTAAAACAAATAATGGCAGAAAAAGGACTTAAACAAATAGATATATTAAACAAATGTAAACCACTTTGTAAAAAATGGGGAATAAAAGAATTTGGAAGTAATACATTAAGCCAGTATGTAGGCGGAAAAGTAGAACCATCTCAAAAGGCATTATCAGTTTTAGCAGAAGCCTTGGGAGTTAATGAGGTTTGGCTTATGGGATATGATGTAGACCTTGATAAAACAAAGACTGTAACATTAAATTTATTTGATTCAATTAAGTTTGAAAATAATTATTTAGATTTTGAAAAGGAAACTGAAATCCCGATTGATTTATTTATATTATATTTATCATTATTATACACACAAAGTAAAATAATAAAGTCAACTATAAACTCAATAAGCAGTATTTTACTCTTATCTATTTCCGACAAAGAAAAAATTAAAGAAATAAAAAAAGAAATCGAAAATATTTCAGAAGATATATCAGATGATGAAACAATTAAAATAATTAAAGATACTGTAGAAATGACAAAAAATCTTAAAGATGATAGCATAAAATACTTTTTGCTGAGCAACCAAAGAAAAAAAATGTACAAAAAAGAATATGAAAATGGAAATTTAAATGAAAAAGACTATAAAAACATATTAAATGAGATTGCCAAAATAGATTCTGAATCACTGGCTGGAATTAATAGCAAAATTATTTTATTAGATGATGAATTAAATAAAAAAGCAAAAACAAATCATCAAAAAGATAATTCTGATTAAAAATATACTAGTACAGGTATTTTTAAAATATATAGGAAGGAGGAAAAAGAAGTATGAAGAAGTATAGTAAATTGGCTGTTTTATTTGTATTAATCGCTTTAATATCTGGATGTGGAAAAGATGGCATAAGTTTATCAAAAGAAAAGGAACTAACTTGTACTAACACTACTACAGATGAAGATGGTTATAAAACTGAAGACAAAATGGTTGTTACATACAAAGACAATAAGGTTGTTAAGGTTACAGAAACAAATGTTACCGAAACAGATCCCTCAATGCTAGATATGACTTATTCTTTTACATCTGCTTTTGCTGAATCATTTAATAAAGTAGATGGAATGAATATAACTTATTCTAAAGAAGGCAATAATAAACTTAAATTTGTCATGACGGTTGATTATAACAAAATAGATGTAGATTCACTAAAAAATACTCTTGGAGATTTATATGATGAAGATAACTTCTATAATAAAAAAGACATCACTATTGATGAATTTAAAGAAAACAATCTAAAAGATTATACATGTAAATAATTAAAAAAAGACTCCGCGCTACCAACACGAAGTCAACACATAAAGTGTACATAAAATTGAAATCATTTAACCACAAACAAATTCTTTTTTATGTACTCTTATTATAGCAAAAATAACTAAATTAAGCAATAAGGAGAGTGAAAAAATGAACAAAAAAAATAACAAATTAAAGGTGGGTAATTTATCATGAAATTGCCCAATGGTTATGGAAGTATCTGTAAAGTAAAAGGAAATAGAAGAAACGGATTTATAGTTAGAGTAACAACTGGTTGGGATATGTATGGAAAACAAATTAGAAAAGTTCTAGGCTTTGTATCTAGTCAAAAAGAAGGACTTAAACTATTAGCTGATTTTCATTCTAGTCCATACGATTTAGATTATAAAGATGTTACATTTTCTCAAGTTTGGATAAAAGTTGAAAAAATACTTGAAGAATTGGTTGATAAAGACAAAATGTCGTACAGTAATTTAAAAGGTTTAAGGAGTGCATATGAGAATCATTGCAAAACCCTATATAATTGCCGTGTTTTAGATATTAAATATAAACAGTTACAAGATATAATAAACAATGCTAAAAACAAGCATAATAATGAAGAATTAGGATATTCCGGTAAGGGATATATAAAAACTGTCTTTACTAAGGTATTTGAATATTCTATTAATGAATATGAACTTCCTATAGTAAAAAATCCAACTGATAGATTGTACGTTGGGGAAAAACCTAAATCTGATAAACATATTCCATTTACAGAAGAAGAAATATCAATATTATGGGGATTGCAACATATTGATTTTGCAAAAACAATGTTAATAATGTGTTATACTGGTTTAAGGCCAAACGAATTATTTATAACTAAAAGAGATAATATACACTTTGAAGAAGAATATTTTATTACAGGTTCAAAAACTGAGGCTGGTAAGAATCGTATAATACCTATACATAACAAAATTAAACATCTAATAAAATATTTTCTAGATAATACTAAAGATGCAGAATATCCATTTGCTTGTATTATAGATAAATTTAATTATGGTAAATTTTCCATAGCTAGTAATAAATTTATGAATGAATACAACTTTAATCACACTCCATATGATTGTAGGCATACATTCTCAACAAGAATGAAACAAGCTGGAGCAAATGAATATATTCAAAAAAGAATTATGGGCCATGTAATAAGTGATTTAACTGAAAGTGTATATACACATAGAAATATAAAAGAACTAGTACAAGAAGTTAATAAAATGACATAAAAAAAATGGTGGCTACGACCACTAAAATTAATAAAAATATTTGGTGGCTACGTGGTGGCTACCGATAAGAATTTAAGCATATTTAAAGGTATATAAAATATATAAAAAGCCCGTAAAACCAGTGTTTACGGGACTTTGAAAACATAAAAA